TTTACAGGCTCTTTAAGTGCCGCCATAAATACCCCTTTGTCATGCTACGTCCAACAAGACAGGCAAAAAAAGAGCCTTTCAGCTCTAACCAATCACACAGTTTCCACAACACGCAGCCATACTCTTTTCAGACACAAACGGCGCGTTCTTCGCAATTTCCAGTAAACGCTTAACTGACTCATCAGCTCCCCAGCGTTTAGTCTCACCAAAGAACACCTCAATATCATGGCCAGCCAGGTAATGCTTTGGTAAACCGGTCATATCGCTATAAATGATTTCGCCGTCCTCATCACGTTCAACACCAATGTGATAAAGCTCATGCTCAATCAAACGGCAGAACTCACGATCATTAGAGTTTTCGCAAAAGCTTGCATCTACTGTAATGAGATAAACAGGTACATAGCCAAACCAGTCCCGCATCTGCTGTTCTTGCCTAGCCTTCTTCCAACCACCTTGGTTAAACATCACCTTTTCACATTGGCCCAGTACCACACGTTTTTTCGCTACTGCCGCAGATGAAGCCCAAGCAAATGCCAGGAAGGTTTCATCATCATGAAGCAGCTCAGCGATATGATCATGGTCCGGGTTATGTAATTCACCACCGAGAGTGAGCCAATTCTTAATAACCCATTCTTTTAATTCAACGGCGGGTGCCAACCGGATTGCTTCCTCTTCCTCTGCCTGATCAATCAGATCCGGCGGCGGGAATGGTCTGAACTGTTCCATTGAATGAATGCCTCTTTAAGTGTTTAAGCCATTGGCGAGCATGACTGGATTCTATTTGCAATGGTCCAGCTTCGTTGATCTTGTAACGGCTAGCTGATTCCAAACGTACAACGTTATAACCCATCTCTTCAGCATGATCATAACGATCCATGCTCCAAGCCTTATTGCTCAGTTTTCCCTTACGTCCACCAGACCAAGGTCCGCCCGCTATTTCAATTAATATCCTGTGTTCGATCAAATGAAAGTCGAAACGCCAGTGCTTGGTAGATTTAAAGTGAAAGCATTTTTCAAATTTGATTTCTAAAATATCCAGAATCCGCTCTAGTTCTTCTTGGGCTTCGAGATATTTTTCAGTTGCCTTAGGTAATGGCTTTGCTCTTGGTACCTTTTTTAATGGCTTTTTTCGGGTTAGGGCTTTGTATTGGTCTATATCCATAACTTATACCCATTAAAAAACCACCCGAAGGTGGCCTAAATGTATTGCTCAATTATTGGGGAGTAATAATAGCGACAAATAGATTATTCTCTTCTTCCCAATCAAAATCATAACCTCTGGTTCTGTAATACTCTTCAAGCTTTTCAATTGCTCCGGGTTCGATACTTGAGTATCTCTCTTCCTGCCTTACTATTGAGCCACCACTTTTTTCTAGCTTTTGATTAATACAGGAGACTAATTCTTCAAATGTAGCTTTATAAGTAGAAACCATTACTAGCTCTCAAATTTTCAATTAATTGTTGTATATATCAAAAGACTAAGTAAAAAAATATGATTCAAATGTTTCAAAATTCAAAGCTGATTTTAGTCTATTTTTCTATATACTTTCTCCACTCATTAGCATCGCCAACACACCCGCAGTGGAAGCAGAATATCTGGCGTATGTATCGGAGCACTCCTTTTCTCCTTAATTAATCTTTAAATGCCCAATCTCCATTTTTATCATGAAGCTTGATTGCTAATTTCTTTGGAAGAAAAGGTAATATTGGGTGAACTATTGAATTATGAATAAACCACTTAAACCATTTTTTCATCAAACACCTCTCTAGCTATTCGAACCTTCACGCTTCATTGTGTTTCCTCATTGGCACGCCATGTAGGACTCGAACCTACAACCATTGGTATAGAACACCCATGCTCTATCCGATTGAGCTAATGGCGTATATTTTAGATATAAAAAAAGCCCACCCTGAGGTGAGCTTTTTAGCTTGCCGTCTTTCCGAGCTGTCTATGTAGTAGATATATGCCTAGCTTTCTAATTTAGAGATATAGCCACTAAGGCGACATTAATAGTATTTCTCTTTAAGTATCTCAATATGAAGAGCTAATATAATGTTCAACCAGTACGCTTAAAAAAATTATCTCTTTTCTTCAGGAGATTCTATATATATAAAAAAATCCTGCTTTACTGGAGAGAGAAGCAGGATTAAGGGGAAGTTACCAAGTGTTCTTCTAACAGAGGCTAGGAAGAATATTTAATATAAACAATAATTCCTATTTACAAAGTAATTTTTATGATTCAAACAGTTAATTATTATTAATATGATTATTTAATGTCTATTTCTTAAACACAATGAAAGCTTCATAATGAGAACAAGAAAAGACTCTCACAAGATGAGCATGTATAAGCTCACATTTATTTTGACGTAGAAAGTTATTAACTAAGCCTTCGACTTCAGAGAGATCATGCGCTTTAAACGTTTTAACATGTTTCATGAGATTTAATCCTCACGCATCCATTTGTAAAGATAAAGGTCCACCTGTTTCCAGATGAACCTACAACTACTTCCGACGGCGGGAGTGGGTCTCAAGAGACCAGACTGATCCACTTAGCGAGTTGCCAGCGTAATTTAAATTTAACATAGCAATAGATATTAAAAAAGCCCGCAAATGCGAGCCTTTAAATTCTTACCGGGCGATCAATTTATAAAACGCCCATTTTAGAGATACTTATACTCAAGTGTTCTGTTTGTGTCAAGCTACAGTTACTTTACTTTCTTCCAGCTCGAAGTGAAATGCTCGACTTAATCGATCTCTTATTTCATTTTCCCACTGCGCTACAATAGACTCCCCCAAAAGCTCATATTTCACATAACGCTCTGAGTAACCTGATTTAGAAACTTTTAATTTTGAAATCGTAATTTTTTCATTTAATGTGTATGGCCGCTTACCTGTACCTTCACATTTTAGACAAAACTTTGAACCTGACGGGTAACCTTCACTATTATAGACCTCAAGTTTTCCTATACCTTGGCATGCCCCACACATCGCTTTAACGAAAAGATGGCCACGCAAAACTACCTCAGCCATTCCTTTTGCTATATTGCTTAAATCACCCTGACAATTATTAGGCTTAAAGTTATTTTTGATCATTTCTTTATGGATCTGGCTAGCCAAAATATTACGTACACGGAAAAAATCAGCAGAGCTAATTTCACCCTGTTTAAACTCTACCTTACCTGGTTTATCCGCAATACGGCGCTCATACTGATAGTTAAAATCATACTTACTATAAAATGTTTCCGTCTATTCTTCTGGAGGTGTAATAATCGCGATACGTTCAAAATCTACTTTTTCCACTAATAGTGAAGCCCACATTCTTGCATGCGGCTTTAGTAAAGCGATTTCCCCCAATACAATATCTTTTGAAATCTTTTTGCCATTCCCTGCACCACTGGCGATAGCAAGGCGTAAAAACTCTAAAAAATCAAATTTCTCAACTAACATAATCGCCTTCCTATACTTCCTGAACGTCAATATTTAAAACTGTTTTCATCAAATGCTTCTTGTTGCGATAGCTCGCGGTTTTACGTGTTATTGCAGACTTCACGTCCTCAACTACGAGCTCTCCAGCTGCTGTGTAGTAAGTAAAATCTGCAAAGTATCTCAATGCTGGTTTTGCTCTTTTCTCTCCTGCAATTCTGGTTTTAGGTGCCAGCTCAAAGCACTGGTGGTGTTTGAGCTCGCGGATCTCTTTGTGCTGCTGCATAGATTTAAGCTGTATGTACCGTTTAGCTTCTTTCTTGCTATCAAAAGTGAGCCCATCTATTTCCACTTTTACGGCGTTGAACTTGTTCTTTTTGGCTTTAGCAGCAGGCTGTCCACCACCCCTATACTTTTCTCTATACTCAGCCGCCGAAATGCTTGTCATTGACACCTCTTAAAAGCAAAGGGGTATAAACACTAAAATCACTATCCTGTAAGGCTTCCTCTACTTCACCAATTAGTCCTAAGGTTTCATCCTCGATCATGAATTTACCGATACATGAACGGTTGTCACTGCATACGCTTAAAGCCTTACTAATCTTCCTGTCAGCCTCAACTGCCTTCTGCAACAAGACCGCATTCTCACGACGACAACACTTAAGCTCACTCTGCAGCTGCTCAACTTCTTTCTTCATCTGGATATAACAAGACTCCATCCGATCCGTGGCGGCTTGTGCCAGTTGAACCTTTTTCTGCAGCTTTGCAATTTCCTTGTCTTTGAGAATAAGTAAAGCCTGATTCACCAGAACTCTGGCCAGTAGCCCAACTTCTAAATTTTTGATCACACCCCACCTCCACTTAACCAGTGACATTCGACATCAAATCCCTCGAGATCCTTAAACAAGTCCTTGGCAAAACCAGTTTTCAAGTAGGGTGAAATACTATCGCACCATGTTTTGTTTTCTTTTAGATCCAAAGCATTGGTGATTTTTAAAAATTCCTTTTCCCATTTATCAAAATCCACATGCTTTTCAGTAAAATGTTTCTTTTGCTCATCGCTTAGCATGTTCTTTTTGATTAATTCGATGAAACGCTCAAATTGCCCAAGTCGGAATACACCAAGAATCTCCACCCAATCAATTTCATATTTGCCATGAGCGACCAAGATAGTAAAAATCTTCACACCCCACCCCCAACCCGCTCCACAATGGTCTTAATGGCCTTGAGCATTAATTCAGGATCATCACATGGCACAACAAACAGGCTTGCAATCATCTGAACTTTCTTGGCGTATTTGCGAGCATCATCACGATACTTGTTGCACTCACGATCCAAATTCTCATTAAAGGCCAGCAGTTCGGCATGTTCTTTTTGAAGCTGCTCGAGATTCATTTCTAGGTAGTAATTCACGCTCTACCCCCTAATCGAGCATCAGCCCAATTGCATTCGACCACAGTCAGGCTACCCTGCTGAAATCTGGACCATAAACGATCTCCCAAATCTGAAATCAGTCCAGGTATAGTTTTTCCGGTGCCATCTTTCGTGTCATGTAATGTCATGTTTGAAATCAGCATGGTTGGCTTCATACGGTCATAACGTGCATATAAAACTTTATGGACCAGTTCACGGCGCTTATCCCGATCATGCAGTCCATATTCATCCAGGATTAGTAGGTCATACTGGGTAAACTCATGAATCACTGATTTCTCGGTGATGTCCGGATTCTTTTTGTCCCATGCATCCATGATTCGCTGTGCCATTTCCTCACTGGTGATATAACGGGCATACATCCCTCTAGTGAGCAATGTACGCGCTGAAGCACAAGCCAGATGAGTTTTTCCTGTACCGGTCTTACCCACCATCACAAAGTTATTTTTAACGCCACTCAAAATGGATTGAACGTAAGAGACAGCACTGTTTACTGCGTTCTTCTGGCCAGCATGTCTAACGGTATAATTCTTGAACCGTGAACCTGCATGACGTTCTGGAAGCGTAGCGCCAGCAAAATGCTTTTCACGAACCATCTGGTCTACTTCGTGCTGACGGTTCTGATTTTGTTGATTTACCAATTCAATCGCACACTGCGGGCAGATCTGGTTTGGTCCAGCTTTCACTTTTGCAATGTTGTGTTCAGTGCACAGTTCCTGGACGCTTTGAAGTCCACCTGTGAGCATAGCCATAGCGTTCATTCAAAGTCCTCCGGGATGTCAACCTGTTCCACTGCTGCGTATTCAACAGCTGGTATTTGATTCCATGCTTCATTGACGTTCAGGCTTGTATTAGTTTTCTGGTTACGGTTTTCAGAGGATCTGGTTTTTACAGGAGGTCTCTGAAAGCTACGTTTTACCCATTTCACAAAATTCATGTACATCTGGGTATCTGTGATCAGCTCAGCTTTGAGTTTTGTTTCGTAGTGAGCGTTGATTTCAAGAAGCAGTTCTTGAACCAATGATTCAGTCATTGGCATAACGCCTGAACGTTGTAACCATGCATTGAGCTGATTGATATCTGGAGTCCAGAGATTTAAGACCTCATCCACTGATTTCTCAGGCGGAACCTGTGTATGTATATTTTTAATATTTTCTTTTAAATATATTTCTTTTACAGGGTGACATGCCATGTCACTGGTGGCAGTAGCATGTGATGTCACTGGTGCAGTAACATGGCATGTACCCGGTACATCAGATGCAGCTACATGGCATGTCACTGGTTTTGGGTTTTGACCAGTAGCATGAGATGTTACTGGTTGCTCCTGACCACTAACATGGGGTGTTACTGGTTTAATAGGTAAACGGTTTTCGAAAGTAAGACTGTAGACATTACTTTTTCCAGTTTCTTTATAGATACTGACCAGTTGATACTTAGCCAATTCAGCCATGTATTTGCGTATGGTACGGTTATCTCTTATACCGGTAACTTTCATCACTAATGCCTCACCCATGGATTTTTGCTCCAGGTGAAAGCCATTGATGTGGCGATTTAAGAAAATCAGGCACTTGATAGCCTCGCCACTTAATGCAGCTAGATAACCTTCATCGCAAATAAAATTAGGGAGGTCTGTATAGCCCTCTTGCTTTTGTGTAGACATTCGAGCCTCTCTAACTGGTTGCTGAGGCTGTTTAAACGGGATTACTTGAGCTGCTGTCATACTTCACCCGCCTTAGGCTTCACATAGCCTCCAAATGCTTCAACCGTTTCCGACTTCACCAGACTCGCCAACACTTCACTGGCCATCCAGTCGTTAATACGGCAACGACGAACCAGCTGCTCAGCCAGATCAGTTTTTCGTACAGCGGCGTTGTTTACGTCCTGATTTCGAACACGTAGATTGTTTTGATTACGCTTAAACAGCTCATCAAGAATTCTTAAAGCCGGATCATAGAAAGACTGCACTTGCTGTAAGTGTCTATAATCAGCATCAGCGTTATTAATTGCAGAGTTCATAGGGCCTCCGTGATATAAAGAGCAGCTGGAGCTTCAAGGCGTTTTCTGGCTTTGAGTTCAGCAGTAGTTGCGCGGCGAATCTCATTGACAGCCAACCAGCAGAAGTAGGTTGAGTTTTTTAATGGGCGGCATTTAATAAACTCCGGGTAGATCGCGTGGGCCAACTCTCTTACTTCAAATAGTTCAGATGTGATGCCATCACAAAGGGAAACGACTACATCACCTACAACGAAATCCTGCTGTTCATCACAGCATTCACATTTGCTTTCAAACACTTGTTCTGATAAATTTAAATGGTTCATTTAGATTTCCTAATGTCGATGAATACTGAAAAAGCCTGATTTCGCACGTCAGGCTTTTTCATTTTGTGCTGTAGAGGTATATTTCTGCATTTGCTTGTAAGCTGCCTGATCCACTGCTGTAATAAACTCAAGCATTCTTTGAGCAATTTCGTGAATTTCTTCATATTCTGCCGGCGTAACCACTCCATCCTCATACGCCTCATAAACCTTCTGATTTACCTGGCCATTGCAGATGTTGTGCTGCATCATCGCTTCAAATATTGATAACTCGTGATGTTTATCAGCATCACAATCAATCGGTACAAGAACAAAATTCAACTTATGCGCCCAAACCTGAAGCACTGCTGGATTGCGCGTAAGAAGAAGCATGGCTTCAAACTTTTTAAGACTTGGCAAATAGTCCATATTTAAGTTGCCATAGTTGCAAACCGTCTTGTGCGAATCACATAAAACCTCTGCGATCTGTTTCGCATCCACACCCTTGGTGTGGTGAATCATTTTGTGCAATGCAGCTTGTGCTTCTTTGCTAAATTCCATCTGTGAATCCTTCTGTTTATTCACGTTTACTTGTGGCGATATTTAAGGAAAAATATTAAGCAGCAGGTTTAATCTTTTGCTCGTGTAGACGCTTCAGACCTTCAGCAATTGAATAAGAAATTCGCTTTCCTTTTTTTCCGGTTTTTAAATCGGAAATATAGTTCTGAGAGCATGAAACACTTTCAGCAATTTGCTGTTGGGTCATTGCTCCCTGTTGCTTATCAAGCAAATCGTTAATTAATTGACTCCAATCAGTCATTTTGTTAGCTCCGATAATTGCTATAGTGATAATTTATCTTTATTGCGATATTTAATCAACCGCCAAAGCGATACTTTTTTGTATCACAATAGCGATATTGATAAAAAGGATATTAAAAATGTCGATAGGTAACCGTATTCGTACCTTGCGCCGATCGCTTAACCTTTCCCAACCGGAATTAGCCAAGCTTGCTAAGGTGGGACAATCAACTATTTCTGATCTTGAAAATGATAAGAAAGGTACTTCTGCAGAAAAGATGGATTCTATTGCTGCGGCATTGGGCACCTCTTCAAAATACCTTTTAACTGGTAAAGAAGAAGTAACTAGCAAAACAAAAAATGAAGAAGAGTTCTTAAAGAACTCTATTCCGCTTGATGATCAAGTAGAAATTAAGTTTTTCGAGGATGTTGCTTTTTCATGTGGTGATGGGTCATTTGTTGAGGCGCTTGAAAAGGAAGCTAAGCGAATAACGGTAAGTAGTACACCGCTAAGGGAGCGAAATATTAATAGTAATAATTGTGTAGCAATGCCGGCCACAGGAGACTCAATGTTTCCAACAATAAAGGATCGGGATATTGTATATGTAGATATAGATAGGAAAACAATAAAAGATGGAAAAGTATTTGCAGTCTGTCATGGCGGATTGTTTAAATTTAAAAGGCTTTATCAGTTACCTTTGGGCGGTGTGCGAATCGTCAGTGATAATGCTGCAGAGTATCCAGAAGAACGACTAACTGCACAAGATATTATTGACCAGCAATTTGAAGTAATAGGTTGGGCATGGTCTTGGCAATCAATGGAAAACTGGTAAGGAATATAAAAACTTATTTTCCAGTAAGCAAGATTTTAATAACTAAAATCTTGAAAACTAAATAATAATTAAATGGGGTATTTATGGAAAATTTTATTCAAAGACTTAAAAGTCATATTGAACATGTAAAAAAAGTTGGTGAGCACTGCACTACAGAGGAAACAACTAAACAAGCATTAATTTTACCATTACTTGATATATTAGGATTCAATCCATACGATCCAACAAAAGTATTGGCTGAATTTGCCGCAGACTTTCCTGGTGTTAAAGCAACAGAGCGTGTCGATTATGCATTGTATTGCAATGGACAACCTGTGATGTTTATCGAGGCTAAGCCATTTGTTGCTAACCTAACTAATCATGCTCCTCAGTTATCAAGGTATTTTAATAGCAGTCTCGGTGTAACCATTGGAGCGATCACAAATGGTAGAGAATGGCGTTTTTTTACAGATTTAATAAATACAAATGTAATGGATGAAAAGCCATTTCTAACAATTGACTTCACCAAAGCCAATCCCGAAGATTTAACCCAACTGGCAGAATTTAAACATGATAACTTCCATGCAGAGAAATTAAGATTTTTTGCTGAAGAGAATCAATATATTCAGCAATTCAAAGCCGTAATTAAAAAGAGCATTAATGAGGTGGATATTGATTTTGTTCGATATGTTGCTCAACAGGCAAGTATTCAACGACAACTAAATACTAAATTTCTTGAGTCTATACAGCCATTTGTTAAGCAAGCAGTGCAGCAGGCAATTAGTGACACAGTAGTTAAAGGACTATCTTCTCCTACAGTTATTACAGCACAACCAGTTGAGCAAAAAATAGTTGAGCCTAAAGCAAAAGAAATCATAGAAGAAAAACCAGACTTTATTGTGAATCCAGATAATGAAAAAATTATTACAACAAAAGATGAGCAAGAATTATTAAGAATAGTGAATGAATTACTTCCTGGTGTTGCTTTGGAAGGTAGAGATACTGAAAGTTATTACTCTGTACTTTTTCAGGGTAAGACAAATAGATGGTTGTTTCGTTACGATGTAAATCGAAAACGGCATACTATTCAATTTATTGTTCCTATTGATGATTTACGTAGAAGCGAACTAGAGCGAGCGGGTTTAGAAGTTCAAAATAACGGACAAATTTTCCTAGAAAAGCCAGAATATATATATCGCATGGTGGGGGTATTAAAAGATAGCCTTGAGCACTGCATGAATGATGAAAATTTTAAGCGCACTTCTAGCTAGGGTGTGTTGACACTTTTAGCTTAAAAAAATAGCGAAGTAGTAAAATCAAATCACCAAACCCAATTTTACTATT